CACGAATATTGTTAAACCAACGACCATTGTACTCATGAGCATCAACGTCAAAACTGACTTTCAGTTCCTCGCCTTGTTTGATGGCAAATTGGTTAATCTTATCCTCGCCAAAGACATTAAATACTATTTTCTTTGGGTATTGTTCGTGTGTTTCAACAACGTATTCCTGCGACTGCCAAGCACCTTTTGAAGATGTTCCTTCACGTAGTGGAAGCACGGCTATGATTCTTCCTTGAATTTCCATTTACACTATTTTTTCTGATTTATTAATTTGATTGATTCTCTCTTTGAAATACTCAACCGCCAACTTTGTACGCTCGAGTAGTTGATGTTGTATTTCTTCGTCCTTTGGAATATGAAGAACTTTGAGTTGTTTGCTTCGTGATGTTCGTGGGTCGTATGAAACGAAATCTCCAAACGGCACCTCAACACCCGTTTCACGTTCAATACAAATCATATTGTATTGAATTTGGCAGTAATATTGGAGATTGTCCTCCTTTAGGTCATCTGCCTTTTCATACAGAAAGTGTTTCAGATGCACGGCAGGACTAAACGGACACTTAATCTCAATTATTCCGCCCGAACGGATAATGCCGTCTGGACTGCCACCTGCAAACTTCTCAAATTCCTTAAGAGGAACAAATGACGCATCAAGCACTTCGTTTTCTGTTTCCTCTTGATAGCGAGTACGAGCAGAATCCTCCATAAGCGTTCCCCAATCCATAGCACGTGAACGTGGTGCGCTATCCTCCATATATTCAAGGAAAGCGTCATTTGGCATAAATTGCTCGGCTATCTTCCCATCAAGATATGAGAACGTTCCTTGCGAGAAAGGTACTTCCTTTGTGCGTACTCTTGACTTTGGGTTATCTTTTTTGAATTGTTCAAGTTCCGCTTCTGTCATATCCTCCTTGTGATTAGCAAGGAGGATATATATTTCAGATGCGGTTAGCTTGCCTTTACGTGAAAGAAACCAATCTGATGTTCTTTGAAGGTCGTTCATTATTTCTTACCCTCCTTTTTCTTCTCGGTCTTTTCTTCTTTTTCTCCTCCGAATAAATCTTTTGAAGGGTCCACTTCCTCTGCCTGCGCTTCAACGGGTTGTACTTCGTTATCAACATACTCTGCATCAAATACATCAATATTGAGTTCCTCGACATTATCAGAATTTGCTTTAACTTTCGCTTGGTCAAACTTAATAGCCGTTTGCATCGCAACCGACTTAGGAGCATACTTTGAAAGAAGAGCCTTGACGACTGTCTTTTTTGCCATTGAAAGGTAGTCAGTCTTCCATGGACTATTGTAACCAGAGCGATATGCTTGGGAGAATTTTTTTGCGTGCGATTCGATCTCCTCAATGGTCCAGAAGATTGTCTTACTGAAGCCATTAACAAGGTCAAAGCGAGCCATAACACCGATAGGTTTGTCAGATTTCTTTGCATCTTCATCGAAGACGTATTCGCCAGTAAAGCGGTTTTTACTCACAAGCTGTCCTTCGTACACCACTTCGTCAATAATATTCTGAAACTCTCCGCTTCGCATAGCAAGTTCGAGAATACCCTTATAACCTATCTGAAAGGTCGCTGTGCCTTTGTATGGAAGGATATAAGCCATACCGAGCGTTGGGACGACTGGGAGGTCGAGTGTTGCAGCAATCATTGCCGATGAAAGAATAGACATTGGCTGACACATTCGGAGTTGTTTATTTCCATTCGCCACCGATATAACGCTGGAAATAAAAGCAGATGCTTTCTTTTCGCTTCCGAGAACCTCATTGAGTTTTTTTGCTACTGCACTTGAACCCATCAAAGTTTGCAGTGTTTGTGGTTGTTGGGTTGTTGTTACTTGATTTTCCATTATATTTTCTTTTTATTGTTAGTATCTTTGTCCGATTGTTATATATCCGTCTTTGATATTGGACTTAATAAAGAACTTATTAAAACCCGGGGCGCAATGTGCAATTTCGTTCTGTCGTGTGCGTTCCTGTGCTAATGAGTTCTTATTATAAATTCCTTTTTTAATATGCAGGTAGTTTCCTGCACCACCGACAAGCGCAAATAGTTGTCGGATTGTGTGTTTCCTTTCTCTAATAATCTTTTCCATTATTTGTATTTTGTTTTAACTCACGCTTTATATCATCATAAACCACCTTAAAGCAACCTTTTTCTTGCCAAATGTATTTGACAACGGCAGCGGTACAAACTATCGCACCAACCGACATAAATAATTGTATTGTCATGCCGTTTTCTCTTTGAAGTCGTTAATCATTTCAGAAATGATTGAAAGCACGTTTTCAAGTGATCCGATTCTCTCAACAACATCAAGTTTCGTTTCTGTCGGTTTGACTTTCTTGTATGAGTTGATTGAGATATGGTAGAGGTATTTCAGCTTCTTGTAGATCGTGTTCCAGACATCACGATGAGCGGTGTTTGTTGCACGTGCATACTCACATACAAGTTCATTAATGCGTGAACGTACAGATTGTTGCGGTGTAGGAATATCAGACAACTTTGCTTTGAGAAGTAATCGTCCATTCTCTTCACGTTCCTTGTCCATATTGTCAAGACGTTGTTCAACGGCTTTTAGACGCTTATCGTGTTCAATAAGTGCATTTACAGAACCTTGTAATATTTCGAGCTGTGATAATGGTTTTGGATTCCTCAATTCATTTTCCATTGCATTAAATGCTGCAATGTAATCGAGTTTGAATTGTAGTGCCTTTTTACCAGTGAAGCCCATTGCTAATAATGTGAATCCATCTCTATTCATAACAAACATAGGGTAATCTTGCCTATTTTGTTGATTGAAGTAGGTCGTTTCAACAAACATTGGGGTCTCGTTATTTTTAATGACACACCCACCAATGATATTGCGGATAGCTTTTAATACGTTATCGTGTGTTTTACCGAACTTTTCAGCAACCAACAAGCTATTTGTCAGTGCTTGACTGTTCTCACCTTTGAAAACTAATTCGTTATTTTCCATATTTTATAATATTTATTATTGTACGCACGCCCTAATCGAATAGTATAGCACCTTATTTCAGTGCAGCGTGCGCTTTGGTATTTGATAGACCACTATTAAATGGGAATCGAACCCATACTTGTTACCGAACCTCTACCAACGGGCAGGAGTTGAACCTGCATTACTTCTTTATTAACACCTATATATCTTGATATAGATGTTAATATATAGCATATAAAAATGTGTAGCTTAGCGACCTTTGACGCCCACCCAAAGTTTACTCACTGCGTTTAATGGACTGTACGCACTATCGCTACATATTATTTTAAACATATTAACCGCCTATTCAGTCCACTATGAGATTACGGCATCTCTGCTACTCATAGCACCTTTCAGCTTTATCGTTATCAATAAGTCAAAGACCACTGTTCAATATTCATTGTGGAGAGCGAGGAATCGAACCTCGTAGCAAAAAAATGCTCCCATTTACCGATATTCCGGCTTTCTCTCCATTTTCGTGCTATACTCACGTACTGCACGAATCACTCTAAAAAAAGAATCTAAATCAAATAATATTTATGAAAACCTAAAAATCACATCTATATAAAGTCTAACTTTTTGCTATATCACCTTATTTTTGATAACTAACTTATCAAGATCTGCAATGTCATAAAGAACGTGTCCTCCTATTTTGTAAAAGTGAAGCTGTCCCGTTGAGCGAAGATTACGCAAGAAGCGTTCTTTGCAGCCAAGGTATTTTTCCGCTTCGGCAGTATTTAACCACCTCTTTGGGGTCTTTTCTATATTTAATATTGTATGTTTTATCATAAATAATTTGCTTTTTACAAAGTAAATATATACCTTTGCGAAGTAACTTCGTTAAGTATGTTGCAAAGATACTACAAAAAATATGTACTACCAAAAGATAATACATAAAATGAGTAGCTTTTAACATTATTTTACTACTTAATATATATAGTAAGGAATAGATGTATAAAAGGCGATGAAAATAGATAGAATATCTCTATATATTGCTCTTTGAAATAATGATACAACCAATCTTTAGTTAAAAGACTGAAGCTTTTCGTGAAGTTTTGGTAACTCGTCAGGGAGAATCGCAATGACGCTACATTTCTTCTCAAAGAAAAGTTCTTTGTTGGACTTTGACCAGCACGGCAAACCGATGAAGTCCTTATCGCTCAACAGAAGCACAACAAGATTGTATTTGGACAGATACGCATCAGCAAACTTCCATTTATTCTCACTCTCAATGGGGTATTTGATTTTAAACTCAAACCCCTCATCTTTAAGAATTTGACACATCAAACGAAAGTTTTTGCTGATTTTACGCAAGTTTTGCTCTCTAAACTCGTAAATCCAATCAGGAAAATGATTTTGCGAGTCGAAAATATCAACTTCATTGCAGTATTCAGCAAAGAATTTATCATTAACCGTTTCTCGTGTATATGTGCGATATTTTCTATTGCGTTTAGAGTTAATATTATAATTATTATACTTAACTCCCCCTATACCCCCTGTATAGGAATTAACTGCTTTATATTTGGGTTCGTTTTTAGGAACACGCTCAAAAAAAATATTATTTTGCATAGTATTTTGAATTAAAATTATCGCTACACACATACACATTTGAACGCTGGCATACGATTTTGCCATCTCTGTACAGGAAGTAACCGCCAAAGCCAATCTCTCGCATATACTTGTTCGCATTTCGTCCAAAGTTATTTGGTGCGATTCCTGTATCTTCGAGGATTTCCTCTTTAATGAGTTTACCAGTCAGTACGAGACCACGCATCAGTTTGCGTGCAGCGTAACGTGAGGAATGGATAATGCTCATAACTTTAGCAAGACTCAATCCTTTATGAAACTTCTCTGTATGAGACAAACGATTTTTTCTCCGGCGATAAGTTTTGATTTGGTTTGCAGTTAGCAAGACCCCATTGACTATGCCGTCAGAAACTGCTTTATACGTTTTCTCGCACAGGTTCTGTTTCTTAACGTGATTGATAATAACTTGTTCACGAATGAGTTTTTCCATATTTCGGAAAGACACACTACAATTAAGACTTCCATCTTGTTTGCGTGTCGCTTTCTCGAAAAATATCGGTCTGATATTGTCTTTATTATTTTTTAATATATTCGCAACAAGAGATTTACCTTCAAATCGGACATAATCGTATGTAAGTGCATTTTTTAGCGCACGTACACATTTTGTATTGCCGATATGAAGAATTGATTTTAGATTGCGAATAGTCGGATTATTAATCCTTGCAGATATGGTGGAAGCTTTAATCATCAGAGCAAAGATGTAAGCTTCGGCTGTTTCTTTCGTTTGAAACGCCGATATTGTTTCTTCGATACTGATATATAACTTCCTTTTAACCATAGCTAAAAAATAAAAAAAACTAAATGGTTGTAAAAAAACCAACGCCCCACAAAAAAAGGGGTTCTATCGTTGGGGCGTGGTGAAAAAATATAATAATAAAATATATATACTACACATAAAATAAACCCCTTTGATATGAGATTACAAAAATACTATATAATTTATAAAGTACAAAATAAAATTAAATAAAATATGGAAAAAAGATTAGATGAAGTTTCAGAACGCTTCCTTCGGGAACTTGAAACAAAGGGCATAAGTGGATATAAACTGATGAAAGATGGGGTGATAAAATCTCAATCTTCGCTTACGAATATCAAGATAGGCAAACAAGGCGCAACTCGCAGAATTATTGATAAGTGCGTCGAACTTTATAATCTTGATAGGTTATACATCCTTCTTGGAACAAGGACAGGGAATATTTCTAATAATAGTGGTCAAATACTCATTAGCGGAGATAACTCTCACGTAACAAATTCAAACAATAGTGGGGGTACTCAAACAGTTTCAAACACTGCAAATCCTATTAAGAGTTATATAAAAGAAGAACTTGTCAATGTTCCTTTTGTTCTGCAAGATGCAGCAGCTTCATTCGTGGAATGTTTTGGAGATATGCAAAATTGTAAGACTGAAACGTATGGCATTATGCCGGAAAAAGGAGAAGATTTAGCAAATGGAGATTATGTTGTTTTTCAGGTAAATGGTGATAGTATGGCTCCAAATATACCTGATAGCGCAAAAGTGCTTGCACGCAAGATTTCAGAACCCAAATGGGAAGAGGCTGTCGGTGTTGTCTTTGTTGCTTATGGGAAAACTTTGACCATTAAAAGGATTCTAAAGAATACGCTATATTCAAATAATACACTTACACTAAAAGCTGATAACCCGATACACGGGCAGATTGATGTAAGCAGAAGTGAAATAAGGGGTATATGGAAAGCCGAACGAATTGTAAGCCAAAAAATAAGATAAAAAAATATGGACGAAACAGTATTAGCACAATCTGTATCTTCTGAACGAGGTTCGATTGCAGATTCAAATAACAGAAGGAATGCAGGACGCGATATAATCAATAATTATGGTCATGAAGACTTCTATAAGGGCAAAGTACCACGACAGATAGATATTATTAAGAGTCAGCGTGCCGTGATAGAGAAGCTACAACATCAGATTGACCGCATGCAGGATCAAATGGAGGAATACCAGCATCAGTTCTCAAAGGCGCAAGCAATAAAAGAACAACTTATGCAAATGCTTCTTGACGACAGAGAGATGCTTCGTGAGAAATACCTGAACAATAAGAAGGGTGAGTAATAGGTTGAGTGATGTACTACCGAATAACATAACACGTTGTTTATGAGTAACTTTGATAGAAGTACAAAATGCCTTCTAAGCTGTGGGTCTTGGGTTCGAACCCCAACGGAATCACTTTAAAAAAAGTGCTTAATTACCTTATAATTAGGCACTTTTTAAAAGAAAAGACATACAGCCGTTGAATATCAACGAATAAAAAAAACTTGTTTTCTGTCCAAATTTGGACGTATAAGCGAACATTTTTTATTCGTTTTCTAAATTTTAAAACAATGGCAACAATTAAATTAGCTTTATTAAAGCACACACAAGCAAAAGATGGCACGTATAAAATACGTATCGCCGTAGGGCATAAGAATACCACACACTACATCGTTACAAAATATAAAGTTAATAGCTTTAGTGAGTTTGACAATGGTATCGTTATTCGTCTACCAAATGCCCACGAAATTAATATTAAATTACGCAACCTACTAAATGAATATGAGGAACGTCTCGATGCTATCCCTAATATCAACATATACAGTGGCAAAGAATTACGTGATAGGCTAAAGAGTATGCACACTCGTTCGTCTGCTATTACCTTTGCTCAAATATCAAAGCAATACCAAAACGAACTACTGGAAGATGGTCGAAATGGCTACACGAGTATGCTCCGCAATTCTTTACGGCTATTTACAGAATACAATAACGGCGATGTATACCTAAATGACATTTCAACGTCTACCATTGCAGACTTTGAACGCTATTTAAGGCGCAAAGGTCTTTCGCAAGCCTATATTAATATGACACTATCAATGACACGTACCATCATCAACCGTGCCATAAAGCAACAATTAGTAACGTATCAACTACACCCATTTACGTACTGGAAACGTGCTGCCGAAGAAGAAAGAGAAATAGACGTAACAGTTAGCGACTTGCAACTAATTAGGGACACAATACCACGTCTAAAGAAACAACGTGTAGCACGTGATATATTTATGTTATCCTACTATCTCGGTGGAATTAATTTAATAGATTTGCTCGCAATTGATTTTAGAGACGTAAAAGTCCTCGAATACGTACGTCATAAATCCCGAAATACTAAACGTTCAGATAAGCGAATATCTTTCACTATACAACCCGAAGCGAAAGAAATAATAGATAAGTGGATAAATAAAAGAACAGGACGTTTAGACTTTGGTTATAAATTTTCTTATAAAAATTTCAACCTTTATATAACACGAGCAATAAAAAGTCTCGCAAAAGACGTAGACGTGTCGAACTGGCAAAAAGTGTGCTATTATAGCGCACGTAAATCTTTCGTCCAGCACGGTTTCGATTTAGGAATACCGCTCGAAATTCTCGAATATTGTATAGGTCAATCAATGAAGAGTAACCGCCCTATATTTAACTATATGAAAATTATGCGCAAACACGCTGACAAAGCTATACGCACTATTTTAAACAACTTAAAAGAAGAGGCTACCATTTAGGCAGCCTCTTTATATTTTATTTAATCTTTGCTCCTTTTTTAGCCATTTCGCAAAGCCATTTTGATAGGTTTTTCGGCTTTGCTTTAGCTATTATCTCATCTAATTCTGTATCTATCGAAATGGACACAGAACGTGCGATGTTTCTTTTCCTTAAACGAGGTACTTTGTACTCGTCTAAAATAGCGTACACCGTCTGTTCTGACGGCACGTCCGCTATCTTCATTATTTCCTTTATGGTGTGCTTTTGCGCCTTGTATAGACGCACCACCATTTTGCATTTATCCTCTGACGTTTTCTCCATATCTATCGTTTTGTAAGCCATTCAGCTGCTTTTCTAAGGCTATCAGCTAAATTCTTTTTGTCTACATTATCTTGTATCTCCAAACGCCACTTTGGAGACTTGCGACGATACAAATACATCTTTGCATCGTCCTCACTATACTCTATGCCGTATGGCGAATTAAAGCATTTGGAACTGTGATATTTTACCGCCCACTCGCCTAACTCTCGCATTGCCTTTGCGAGTTCGTTGGCTGTTAGGTGGGTATCGTCTAACATTGTAACCTTTTGCGTGCTATTAAAAG